CTATATTTTTAAACCTTTTCCATCGTTGTACAAAGTCGTAATTTCATTATCAGTCAATAGCCTATCCCAAATACCGAAGTAGCCCATATCTCCGCTAAAATAAATAGCCGGAATCCAATCTGTCATTCGCGGTCTAAATCCTAATATCTTATAAGTAGATGTCGTATTTAACCGCCCATTTTGACCTGCAGTCAAATAAAACATGCCAATATAACGACCATTTTTATATAATTTGGCATTCGTTACTAAACCTCCTAAGAATTGGTATGTCCACATATTCAAACCAGTTGTATCAACATTTACGGCTACATCTCCAACACAATGGCGTAAGTCGAATTGTGATTGGGACTTAAATAAATATGAGAAGTTTCCATATGCGGCTTCACTACCGAAATATCCAAACGGATTACCATAAGTCGAATCAAAGCTATTCGACTTTATCCAAATATTAACAGTTCTTATATCGTTGCCTTGAACCATTATCTGAGATGGAAATTCTATTTTTGCATTAACACCATTAAACTTGGCAACTTTAACTCCATTTGTTTCGCTATAGGACAATGATATAGGATTTCCATTCACACCACCTATACTATCTATTGCATCACCTTCGAAATTATAATAGTGTAACAGATTTTCCTTTAGTAGATTTATATCATTATCTTTTATCATTATTATCCGCTTCGGCATATGACCTCCTTATCGTATATCGGGGATGATTACTGTTGTTATACTGTCGTTCCGCTCTACTATCGCGCCTTCTTCGATTTTCGAGGTCGGCAGGTAGTGAGGAACACTTATTGACTGCGCCGCCATGATGAGCGCGCAGGAGACGACTGCCAACATGGTCAGCTGGTCGGATTTGATTGATTTGATTGTTGTTGTCATACTCTATTCATATTTTTTATATCGTAAAATAATAATTCCAGAACCACCATTTCCGCCATACCACCCAGAACCACTTCCGCCCTCACCTGTATTATCAGCTCCATGTCGATATTGGGTATTTTCATTATTACCCCAATTCCCTGTAGGATTCGTAATATTACGTCCAGTACTTCCTCCTGTAGAATATAATTTATTATTAAATGGGCATCGAGTAGATGTACCCTGGCCATCACCCCCCGGATAAGAATCACCATCATTTCCAGAATTACCATCGCTTCCGCCCGTAGCGTGCGTATAACCTGCACCACCACTTCCACCACTTCCACCATTGCTTCTACTCGAGTCTTGTGGACTGAATCCGCCACTTACTTGGATGTTGCCAAATGACGATATTCCACCGTTTTGAGCTTTGCCATTCATTCCACCATATTTACCGCCTGCACCTATTGTGTATTGTATACTATCTCCTGGATCTACCTTTACTTTTTCTGTAATAGTGTATCCCCCTCCACCTGCTCCATAAGCTCCACCAGCTCCGCCGCCTACGAGAAAAACCTCAACACACTTACATCCTGCCGGAACAGACCATGTGCCGGATGCCGTCAGTTCTTCAATTATCTCAATTAAAGGTCTATCTTTATCCATCAAACTTCGTTTCATACCCCCAAATCCAAATTAAGTTCAAAAGTCAAGAAATGCGGATAGTTCGCTTTTACGTCGATTTGAGCCAATTGTTCCAATGACGTAGCGGCATTAGCAGCAGAATTGTTTGCTTTAAACAAATCGTATGTTTCAGTAGCATAAATCTCTAACCTGGGGATTCTATCGATAGCCCATTGGATAGGTATTTCCACTTCTTGGGCAGGTTCGTCCACCGTCCAGAACTTTCTTGTCTTATCGCCTCGTTCCTGGAATGCTGGCAGTGTTGTATTCAACATTGTAGTACGAAGGCTTCTATCCATCCACAGGGTATAATTGACAAGTTCATATGTGAGCTTTTTCCCTTTATCGTTTACTTGGATCTCGCCATTTTCATCTCGCAGGTATCGCACGACTGAAACGTAAAACTTTTCCGAAAACTTGTCTTGCGCCTCGATCTCTTGCAACTTCGCTTGCCGGGCAATCGCCAGTTCATCGGGTTCGGGATCAGGTACAACCGGTTGTTCCGGTTCCGGCGTTAGCTCCATGTTCCACACTTCCATCTGACTTGCATTCGGGTGTTCAGTATGGAATGCCGCTTGTTCGTCACTAAGCGGCAGGTATGCCCCTTGTTCGTATTCTTCGATGGTTGTTCCTACCCTATAAGAGGCTGGGAGTATATCTGTAAGCTCCCAAAATCCTGTGTTTTTGTGTATGTATATCATATCATTAATTTTTAATCAACATCATGTATTAACCTAACGCAATTTGAGCTACCAGGAGCCCAATAGCCTCCATTCTCAAAATTATAGGCATAATATCCGCTACCATATCCCATATTCCCGTAAGTAGACGTCCAGTACCAATCTTTTTGTAATACCGTTCCCACACTACTAAGTGCTTTACTAATAATTGGTTCGTTACTATGAATAACTTCACATTCGTCTTTCGTAGGCATTCTCCATCCTGTTATCCCCTGTATCGAATAAGAAGATTGTAAAGAAGTAGCAGAACTATAACTCACATATGAGCTTGCTTGGTCTGATAATGAGATATATTGTGATTCATTGATCATTACGCCTACCACTACACCATTTTTTCTGTAATAGTCCCCAGCTTGTAGCTTGTTACCTCCTAATACTATCCGCCGTTTCATTTCTTTCCCGTTTTGAATTAATTCCCCTTAGCGATTACCACATAAGTACCATGTATGTACCTTACAGAGATAGATGCGATCTTACCTGCTGCGATCGTTATACTCGTATCGTCACACTGCCAACCCGAAGCGTTCGGGAGCGGCTGTGTGATGTCTGACGCTGAACTATTTTTGATGTCAATCATACATTCCCATCCCTCGTTAGGAGTAGTGGAAAAAGATAACGCACTGGCAGATGATAGCGTAACTTTTATCGAATAATTATTGATCGAAAGGCCGGTGAGTGTAGTAGCATTCGTAACATTTTCAGGAACAACAGCCGCATTCAGATTTCTCTTATCTGTATAACTCATTAATCCGTTATCGAAAATAGTGGCAACCGAATAAGTTGTATTAGTGTCCTGTCCAGGAATGCCCAACGCTGTTATGTCTTCTTTAGTTACAGCAGTGACGGCAGATATATGTCCGGTCGCGTCAACCGTTACTTTATACAGGCCACTATTTTTCGCTGTATAGGACGGATGTGTGTATTTATTAGCTCCATCCGCAATACCGTCAATTTTGCCCTTATCCTCTTTTGACATCAATCCATCAGCAGAGGTTGTTACCTTACTATAAGTAGTGTTCGTGTCCTGGGCAGGAATGCCTAATGCCGTGATGTCGGCTTTAGTTACTGCTACTACATCTGTTACGTGCCCCTGATTGTTAACAGTGATCTTGTATATGCCGGATGCGTGTGCAGTAAATGCCGGGTGTGTGTAATTTTGCGGTTTAAGATTAGGCGTTGTGACCTCTCCGGACGCAGACGTAAACTTCAACACATATTCAGTTGCCGTGTTAGTCACTACCGTAACATTTGCACCGATACCATTCGAACCATCCGTACCACGCAGATTCGGCGTGTCAAACGATCCTGCCGCCGTGGTGATTGTCAGGATATAGGTAGTCGCGTTGTTTGTCTTAACCGCTACTGCGATGTCCTGCATGACAACCGGGAGTTCCGCAAACGTATGTACACCATCGGCCAGCTTCATATTGAACTTGCCGGATTCCAGGCGTTCGAACAACCAGACCGATGCCGGATATTTCGTCGTATTCGTAGCCCATTCAGCCGTTGTAAGCTCAATTTGCTGATAGATAAATGCTCCTTTATTACTCATTGTATATAGCCCTCCTTGATTATTATTACTGAATCATTATAATAGTTTGCCCCTTGCAGGTAAATATTGCCGGGAAGCGCAGTCCCGCTGCCGGCTTCCTGCCATGATGCAACACCGCCAGCAAGATCATAGAGCTTGTAAAAGACATACTCACCGTCTTCCAGTACGCGGACCTCGTCGCCTATCCGGAAATTAACCGTCGTACCGGCAGCATTGACATAAGACAGCGTATCCGCGCCGGGAGCAGACGCCAGCGTCGGAATCTCCGGCTTGTTCTTTATATAATTCGGATCAGACGGATCGGCCACGTTCCAGTCAGACTGGAATCCCTTGACTATGTTTTCCGCGTTCTCTGCCGCTGTATTGGCGCGGTCAGTGGCGGTATTGGCATTACCTGTTGCCGTAACCGCGTTATCTTTTGCGGTGTCAGCCGCTGTAGCCGCAGCACTGGCTAAGCCAGCCTTTTCAGTTGCAAGATCGGCAGCGGAAGTAGCTTTCCCTGTTGCATCATCCGCATTCTTCTTTGCGGCATTAGCGGCACTTGCCGCATCGTTAGCTGCTTTTGTAGCATTCTCTGCATTGGTAATGGCCGTACTGGTTTTACCAGCAGCAGTATCGGCATTTCCTGCAGCTGCATCGGCTAACCCTGCCTTTTCATTTGCAAGTATAGCAGCGGTATTGGCTTTGCCGGTTGCTTCCTCTGCATTAAGTATCGCCTGTACAGTCCCCTGCTCTCGCTGCTCTTCTTGCGTTTGACGGGTAGTCTCGTTTTCTTGCCTGGCTACTTCTGCCGTCTTCCGGAGTTGTTCTTCAATAATCCGTTCACCTTCCTTCTTTTGTCGTTCCGCTTCGGCGGCAGCGCGGGCCTTTTCTGCGATGTCACGTTTACCCTCTTCCGCTATGCGCACCTGCTCCGCGTTATCCCGGTCTACTTCTTCAGCAGCACGAAGAGTCTCGGCTTCATCGCGTAACTTTTCAGCGTTATCACGATTTATTTCTGATTGATTACGCAAAGTCTCTGCGGCAACACGCTTTTTCTCTTCTTCGATACGTTTTCCTTCCTCGGTGGAACGCAATTGTTCTGTTTGATTTCGAATATCTTCTGCGGCAGCGCGCTTGGTCTCTTCTTCAACACGAGACTTTTCAGTATTCTGACGGATGACTTCAGCAGCTTGCCGATCTGTTTCCTTTGCATTACGAGTACTTTCAGCAGTGTCACGAAGCTCTTCGGCCGCTTCTCGAAGAGCTTCAGCCTCTTTGCGTTTCAGTTCATCGTTCTGACGGCCCTGTTCGGCTGCCTGCCACTGCGTATAACTGGTTTCGCGGATTTCTTCATTCCCGGAAACAGTCGCTTCAAGCTGGCGCATATTGGTTAGTTCTGTACTCACTTCTGCGGACATTTGAACCATTTTTTCATCGGCACGCTTCGCTGCTTCAGCCGCAGGTTTCTGTATTTCAGCTATTGTTAGCAAGTTTTTCCATGTACCACCTTCTTGCCGAAACTGGAGGGCAACATCGGTTACTTGCATTTCGATATTCTTCCCATCCAGTCCTCGAAGTAACTCAATTGATGCCCGGACGCCTTTGTTTTTGGCATCAACACCTAAAATGAATAGCCCATTGAGAACTTTCGTTTCGTCCAGTTGTATTATTTTGATTCTCTTTTTCATATTGCTTTCATATCTATTTCTGTATCTTCATCCAATACTAAAATTTGACCTAATTCATTCGCTAAAACATATTCTGTTTCCCCAATCCGGAACACTGTAAACACCAGTGTCAAGTTAAATTCGACAACGATCCTGTCAGCCAGGGACAGAACTTTGAAACCGGAACTTTTCTTGTAATAGCAGGGATATTCTTCGCTGGTATAATCCCAGTAAAACCGTCGTTCATCTGGTTGAACCAGGTCATTGAAGAAAGCCGTATAGCATTCCCAGAACTTCGCCAAGTCAACGGCGCTTAAACAGCATTTAAGCGTTGTTTCTTTGCTGTTGAAGACGACGTGATCCGCGTCGTAAAGCTGGCCGTCCGAGGTTGCGAAAGAACGGGTGAGGTTCTGTTTGACGGTCGGAGACTTTAAGAGGTCATCCCAACCGCCGACTATCTCTATGCCATATTCCGAAACCGGTACATCATCTATCTCATACTCCGAAACCGGAAGAGTAAGGCCGCTGCCGGAAACTGCGGTATAATCATCCGATCGGCCAGGGAAATCGTCTGCGAACTTCAGGCTGAAGGTTACAGCGCGGTTATAATCCTTGTTGACAGTCTGGGTAAGCAAGCGCAGCCGCCAGTCTTTTGCCAGCTCCGTGATCCGGAGCGTGTGATATCCCGGCTGACTGACCATATAGATGAAATCAGATGCATCTATACGATCACAAGCAAATGATATCGTCACCTCTTTAGCCTCCAAAACAGGTGCCGCGAGGTCCACTTCTACGCCATCCTCTTCCGGCCAATCATTCGCGTCAGGCTCTTTAAGGGCCGGGAAGCAAAGCAGGTCGTTATACCCTCCGCTGGTGATTACGACACCGTAGCGGGCGTAAATGTCAATGTCGTCTATGTAAAAGGCTCCTATCATCGTGTACGCATTAAAATTCCGTTATTGACCATTGAGGTTATACCGTTCCTCATCTCTTTTATATCTCGATCAATGCCATCCAGACGGCGGCAATAGCGGGTATTCTCTTCGATCTGTATCCACTTCTCAGCCGCTTGGTACAGGATTGTACTTATGTTGGTAGTATTCTTGTCTATATTGGATGTGATATAAGTAAGCGCATTGACACTACCCAAAAATTCATTAAAGCTGTCCTGACTCACCGATTGGATACCTTTTGCAACGGCAGAGCGTGTAGCGTCTTCTGCCAAGCTCACGCCGGTGATCTTCTCCATTGCTTCCGCTTCCTTCGCGGCGCTTTCGATGATCTTGTCGTACTGCTTGCGTAGCTCTTCGATCTTATCGGTTGTCAGGCCATTTTCAGAGGCTTCTGCAAACTTCTCATACCATTCTTCTAAGGGAGCTTCCAAGTATTGCATTTGGATCGCTTGCATCATGGCGTTACGCATTAACCCCTTGAAGTCATCGGCAAAGTCTGCCGCAGAACGTTTACCGTCCAGGAACCCTTGCGCGATGCTGTCTGATATGGCGGAGACAGTCGTTCCGGTCCAGCTTTCTTTCATCTCTTCGTTAAGCTGGTCCATCATTTCGACCACGTTCGCACCTTCCTCCTTCAGGGCTTTCAGGCGTTCAAAAAGGGTTTTGGCGGCGCCATCCAGTTTGTCCTGGGTGTACAGGCTTTCAATCTCTTCGTACGACTTGCCGGCAAGCGAAGAGTATTCGTTCCAAGTTTTAGCTTTTCTAAACCAAGTGCCATGCTTGTACCCCGTCCCGGAAATATAATCTTCGCCCATCAGCTTGCCCCAGACTTCCTGGTATTCGCGGTTGATAGCCGATTGTTGCAAAGCCAGTTCCTTCTTTAACCGTTCCTGATACTCCAGAGTCGTTTCGCCGATCTGCTGCTGTATGCGGAGGCGTTCGCGCAGGATGGCATTGTATTCCATTTCTTTGCTATAAGTATCGACAAGGCTTTGCAAGTATTCCTGTCGTATCTTTTTGTTCTCCTGAAGACGTTTGCCTATGCTTGAAATAAAGCCGGCAACCCCGGAAACAATACCCGATATCCCCTGTATGATATTCCCGCTCGATATCTGTGCGATCCCGGTTGCGATCCCGGCAGCCGCCTGGGCGACATCAGCAGCAGTCTGTACCACATCGCCCAGCTGACTATCGAAGGTGGCGGCCATATTGGCGCAATCCTGTAGCGAGGAGGCTACCGCTTGCAAATCTTGTGGCAGACGGCTATTGCTCTCATTTTCTGCCGACCGGATACCCTGCTCGATGTTGTCCAGAAGCGCCTTCATCTCCGGAGAGAGTGTACCCGCAATCTTTTTCCATTCTGCAACAAACTTCTTAGCTTCGGCAATGGCCTTTTTCAAAGTCTCACGGGATATCCGTTCCATATCGCCGAATAAAACCTGCGTAAAGCCGGAATTTTCAGTGAGCATAGTAGCGAGTTCTACCTGATAGGTGTTCGTCCGTGCCTCCATTGCCTCACTATATCGCTTCTTATCGTATTCGGTGGTGGCTGCCTGGTAGGCTTTATTCAGGCGACTCATATCTGTCTGGTAGCTCTTCTTCAGGCTGGTCATCTTCACGGTAAAAGTCTGGTAGTTTTTCAACAGGTCGTCCAGATTCTTCTGCTGTTCCTCCTTCACATCCTTGATAGCAAGATCAATGATGATGCGCTTTTGTGGGCCTTCCTTGCTGGTGTCCTGATCCATCAGGCGGCGGAGCTTCTCCAAGTATTCGGCGTAACCGTCGATATCCTGTTTATAGAGCTTCTTTTTCTCTTCGATTGAGTTTTTAAAGGCAGACGCATCGAATTTCGGGGCTGCCTCCTGGCGTGTCTTTTGGAGGTAACCCAGCATGATATCGTCGTCTTTTGTCCGGCTCGTTTTGCTTTGTAGTTCATTAATTTTGTTCGACAGGTAAGCGATAAAATCACTGCCTTTAGCCTTCAGGTCCTTAAAGGCTTCGTCTGCCGCTTCCTTCCCCATGTTACGCTCATAGGCATACAGGATTGCGTATTGCTCTTTATAGAGCTTTACTTCCTCTTCGAGCTTTTGCAGGGCTGTCTTTTTATTAGCTCTGGCCGTTTCGTTCGCCTGCTGTTTGATGATATTGCTCAGGTTGGTAGATACCTCGCGGGACTTGCTGTAATACTCCTTTGTAACGGTCAGGGCTTCGGTAAAGTATGAGCGGAATTTGGCTTTCTGTTCGTCGTCCCAACCTTTATCCAATCCTGCAGTTATATCATGGATGGCATCAATCAAATCATGTTGCTGACCAAGAGTCAGTTCTCCTCCTTTTGCTAACGTATCAAAATACTGATTTGCGAGCTTCATCTGTTTGGGAAACTCTTCTGAAATCTTGATAAAAGTATGGCTTTCTTTTTCTTGAAAATTATAATAGTTTTCAGCTAAAGGTGTAAGTTTTAGGTTTGCATTTTCTTTTTCAAGTTTTAATATCTCTTGACCTATTTTTTTCCGTTCATCAAATGTTTTATTTACATCCATTAATTGAGTACGATATTGCTCAATTGCGGCTGCATTAGCCAAAATAAGTCCGTTATTACGCTCCTGCAATTTATTGATTTCAACCTGCTTAATTGCAGCCTCTTCGTTCAGTTTGGCATAAGTAGTTTGGTTAAGTTGTAAGCTACGAAAAGCAAGTGCACTTTTATTAGCAGCATCTATATCTCCTGTGATCAGATTATAAAAACCTAACACTGATTCGGTCAGCATTTTTTTACGTGTAGAATAGAGGCTTTTGAAATATTCCATTTTAGCATTCAGCTTAACTGTAGCTGATTCGCTGCCTTCAATAGCGATCTTTAACCCATAAAACAAAGCTGTCAAACCTCCGATAAACAATCCAATACCAGAAGACATAAATGCTTTACCAGCAGAGAACAGTTGCCGTAATTGAGAAACACTGCTACCTATTGGTCCTGGTATTTGTTCTAATGCGTCTGTCAGGTTTGCTGATGAATTTTTTGTTTCTTTTAGGCTACTATTTACATTTTTCAATTCCCGATCCAACTCCCGGATACGATTCAATAGCCGTCCGCCAATCTTTTCGTTTTCACGTTCTTCTTTGTTCAACCGGCTATATTCTTCCCTAAGTAAGTTAAGAGTAGTCTTTTTTTCTACTAAAGAACCTTTCACGGCTCTATTCAACTGTATTTCACGTTCAAGGATACGGTTTGCATCAGAGGCACGTTGTTTTAATTCTGCCTGTTGTACGGCCAGACGCGATTGTGCCTGTGCGTATTCATCACTCGAAATTGCACCTTTCTTGAATTTCTCATAAAGAGCTTCCTGGGCAGCCTCGTTTTGCTGAAGTTTTTGGATAAACCTTTGTAAAATAGTCGCGTTAAATTTGGCACTGTTACTTAATCCGTTAAAAGCGTCGTTACTATTACCTAACAAACGTTTAAAGGACGTATAGCTTTCATCGCCTACGCCTTTAATGGCAAGTTGAACCCTTGCCAGTTCTTTTTCGATATCGCCTTTTACAATAAATTCAAGTTTGATAGGTTCCATGTGAAATTGTTATTACTTTTGTGATTTAAGACTTTGTTGTATGAAAAAGATATTGCCTTTAATAGTAGTTGTTGTATTACTAATGTCTTGTAATCGAATCGAACCGATACAGTCATTAAGCCAGCTTGAGCCTGCATTGCGTAAACATGTCGGGAATCCAAGTAAAATTGATACTGCATACAAAGGAGACATTCTTCCATTTAGTGGTATTCGTTACGAATATGATTCCGTTCCGGAAGTTAAATTTGAAGACCTTGTTGAATTTCTATCCAAAGCATACAATACAAAACCCGTTATTACTAAAGACTTTCCACGACGTCGAGCTGAATTCATCCCCCTGAAAGATCATTCTGGGGCTTATAGGATTCAAGTTAATGATTATTGGGATGGGGATGTAAAAGAACGCCAATTAGGCTTTGCTATCATTGACGTTAACAATGAACTTATCCCCCCTTCTTCCCAAACACCGCAAACATCTGTTCCTTCGAAGTGATCCGGATCGGTTTGTCCTCTTTTTTACTTATATACCTGGGGGCATCCGATAGCATCATGATGAGCGTGGCATACGGTATCTTGCGAATGTATTCCAGGCTCCAACCTGTATCTTTTGCGATCTGGTAAATAAGTCCGAAAGGGCTATGAGAGCTTTCGAAATGCCCTTTAACTCCCTTTTCATCCTGGCTCAGGTCGGTATCTTCGGTTTCGTTATCCTCATCCCCGACATCGACCTGATATAGTTGGAAAAATCGTGTGCCCCCGAAAGGCTGGATACCATTGTCCAAAGCTCCATCATCTGCCGGGTGTCCAGATGCCGGCGGAGGAAGCGCGCCAGCAAGCGGTTCCGGATGCCTAATGGCGTACAATACGACAGGATGCCGTAGGCTACGATCCGGCTGGCCGGTACCATACATTCGTTTATCATCAAGTGAGCTTCGTCCAATGTCTCCGGTTCCAGCGTTGTAGCGTATTGCTTCATCCTAAGGTATAAGCCGGATATCTTCCAAAGCGTTTCACTGTCCGGGCGGCGTACTGTCAGCGTGACCACCTTTTTCCCCAGCTTCCGAAGCAGCCAGGGCGCAGGGATAGGTACCTGCACCCCGTGATCCAATAAGGTTTCAACGGTTTTAATCTCCGTTTCCACGGCCTGTTGTTCTGTCAACTGCTTTTCCATACTCCGTTATCCTTCGGGATTCACTACTTCTTTGACACCGATTGTCATAGGGGCTTCATCTGCTTTTGCAGGCAGTTCTATGATCGCGCTGATCTCGATCAGGGAGATGTCAGTCGTTTTGCTGGCAAACTTGCGCACGCCATAGCAGGTTGCCGCCGGGATTTGGATCGGGATGTCGAACTCTGTCATCAGTTCCAGGCTGCGAGTTGTCTGATAGTTTCCGCGCGGGGCTTTCCACTGCCCGCTTACAATCTCACCGCCCATCCATTCTTTTAGGTTCTCGTTGTCCATCGGGACAGCAAACTTGAAAGTAGTGCCAGCAGCACTGTAGATCGTCAGGAACGGATAGCGCGCACCTTGCAGGAAGTGCTTCACGACTTCGCCGTCTTCATCCTGAAATTCGATTGATTCCTTGTAAGGCAACAACTGCTTGGCCAAGGCATCCGACATACCGCCATCGGCGGCAGGTTCGCCATGTTTTACCAGCTTTACGCCTAAAATATATTTTGCCATTTTCGTATAAATTGAAAGATTAATATTGTTAGAATACCTGTTAAAACCCCGGTTAAGTAGCATTTAAGCGTAAATTCAGGGGGCTTTACCTGTTCTTGTAGTTCGGCATTTTCCTTCATCAGCCGATCTATTGTTTCTTCGTACGTATAGACCAGATACTGCAAACTGTCACAGGAGGCGGAAGCCTGAATATTCCCGTTGTTGTATGACAGTTTCAAGTTTGCCTGTCCGGATTTCTTTTCGTATGCCGCATTGGGCGGCAGTTTACGGAGGCTGTCCATCGGAATCGACATCTCCGCAAGCGATGTCGGGATTGTCGCGAGGGTAACGCTGACCTTTTTGTTCCATGCGAGACTGTCTCTGAGGCTTACGGAAGTATTTTTGCTTGTAGTCCTGCACGAGAATACGAGCGGGACAAGTAGGCCAATGAGGGCAACCAAGCAAATTCTGTATAACCACTTCCAGCCGTTTAAGCGCCTCTCTAAGATTTCTGATTTCGTCATTTTGTTTGAGTAATGCATCGTTATTACTTTCGGCAATAGACTGCCAGGTATCACGTGTATCGGCAACCAGGCGCGCCCGGTTCTTACGCCAGATCGTACCCAACAGTGCCAGGTTTACGATACTGACCCCGGTAGGGAAAGCCCATTGCAATATGTCCAGCAGTCCGTCCATGAGTTAAATCCAATTAAGAGAAATACAAATCCGCTTCCGCCCTGCGACGGCGGATCAGGCCGGCCAGGACCGTACCTTTCGATTTATTCCATTTCATAAATTCGCCCCGGATATTCGTGTTGAGCGGATTAGCTTTGACACACTTCAGAAGAGTGGATTTCAGCAAGTTTCCGGAACCGCAATTGAACGTAAAAGATACCAGGGCATCGAACTGATTCTGATTCACATGCGGGCACTCCCGGTTTACCACCTCCTCAAACTTTTTCAAGTCTTCGGTAAGCAGGTATTCCGCCCGCTGTTCATCGATCACATCTCCCCGGCGAACGCCGGCGGTATGGCCATAGCCGATTGTCCACACACCCGTCGGGCAACGATAAGCCTCCAGACGGAGACTTTCGTAGCTCTTTATAAGGGCGATTCCTATGCGGCTGGTCCTCATGCCTTATCCTCCAGCAAAGCGATTACACCTTTTTGGTCGTCACGAATGATGTCGGCACCGAAGCGGGTAAACGATTCGATGATGGTACCGCCCAGGTAACCCGGAGCACTCTCGTTTACCACCGTACGCACCATACCTTCAGCGCGGCAAACCATTTTGTCATTCCAGAACAGACCGCCGGTCAGGAGGGTGTCTTTTACTTCGGAATCACCTTGCAACGGTGTCCCGTCAGATTTGTACAGAATGCCGGAATGTCCTTCATCTGTAGTGCGGACGAAGATTTCAATACCCAGGATGACCCCCATGATTCCACTTTCCAGTTTTGTGCTGTTGCCGGTTTTGTAGAAATCTACAAATTCAGGTATTTTCAGCACGTCGCTGTACTGGTCAGGAGTCAGCATGCCGAACCATTTGCCCCCCAGGCCGCTGACGTTCATTCGCATCATCAGATTGTGCAGCGTCAGGAAATCGTCTTTAACCAATGCCTTGCGGTTTGATGTAAGACCCTGGATATTACTTTTACGTGCATCTCCTGTTGTTTTTAGGATGTTCGTGCTCTTGGTCGGTGACCAATGATAGGCTGCGTATGCGGCAATCTTGTTGTTCATCTCACCGGCCTGCTGTTCTTGTTTGGTCTGGCGTTTGCTGTAATTGGTCAGCAGCTCGCTTTGGGAATCGATCAACAACGGCTGACAGTAGATCAGCGTCGTGTTATACGTTTTCTTCGTGTCGGTCGATACTTCGATTTCCAGCGGCAAGGATTTGGGCTTGCCCTCTTTTGCTTTGCCGATCGGGGTTTGCACCGGTTTTTCTACTGTTTCAGTAGTATCAGCCACACCGGTTTCGGAAACAGACTTCTTATAAAAGCTGTTATCCGGAAAAATTTGTTTCTGAAGCTCTTTGGAATAGAGCGTTGTTCTAATTTCTGCCATATCTGTTAGTCAATTTGGATTGATTTGCCTGTCTGGACAAAGCCGCTGCCATCATAGACATACTCTGTGACGAACGTCTTTCCGGCTACACCAGTGATAGATTCCCCCTTTACACCCGTTCCCGGATTCAGCTTTTCTGTAGCTGTAGAGGTTGTTTTTACGATTACCCGCGCGCCCGGTGCCAGATCGGGATCAGCGGTAAGGTCCAGGGTACGGTTGTCCGTAGCCACGACGGATGATCCGTCTACAATTGTCAAGTTGTTGACGATATCAAAAACCTGAGCGCCGACGGCTGTCATAAGCAAAATAGTTGCTGCGCCAAACGGCCATTTTACAATAGGATTCTGCAATTCTTCCATGCCTTTTTACGTGTTATAAGCTGTTTTCGTAATCATCCAGCAACTTCTGAAACTGTGCCGGGTTTGTTTTCTCCAGTTCATCCAGGTACTTCGGATTGTTCTTTGAGTACCAAAGCCAATCGCGTGCGTCGGCCCCGCGTGCCGGGACTCCCTTCGCTTTGAGTTCTTCCAGGGCGGCGCTAAGACGGCCGGTTGCCTGAATTGTCGGGGTTACGGCCTTGCCGTCCCCTGCCTTGCCTTCTTCACCTTCCGGATCATCTTTCACATCGGTCACCATTTCGGCAAACAGGTCGAAGTCGGCAGATGCCAGCTTCTTCATACGATCTTTGTTTTTGTCCGTAACAGTCCCATTCTTCACCCCTAAGGCGAGGTAATGATCCACCAGGCGGTTGTGCTGCTCTTCCAGTTTTACCCGGTTTGCTTCGATAGCATCCAGCACCTGCTGTTCGGTCGCCGTTGCCGGCAAGCCTAACTTTGCTGCAATTTTTGTCAAATCCATTTCGTTGTTATTTACAGGTTTATATTCATTCGCGATACGGGTTAAGAGTTCCGTAGTCGTGAGGTTCTTCAATTCCGCCCGCTGGCTGGAAACGATTTCGTCAACCAATCCTTCCGCTTTTGCTTCGTCGGCCGTAAACCAGGTTTCGGCGCTCATCAGCGATCCGATCTTTTCCTTTTTGCAGCCCCGGCGACTCAGGATCGTTTGCAGTGTATCGGTCAGGCTGGCGAGAGCTTTACGCATCTTGTCGTTCATCTCGGCGTCACTGTCGGACGGGTACGGGTTATGGATCATCAGTTTGGCATAATCCTGCATACTGACTTTATCGGCGGCAATGGCGATCACCGCGGCCATGCTGGCGGCTATACCGTCAATATGCACATGGATAAACGCCGCCATCGTGCGCATGGCAGATACGATACTAAGGCCGGATATCACGTCGCCGCCGGGGCTGTTGATATGCAGGTGTATTTTATCTACCCGGTCGTCCAGTGCGGCCAACTCCTGGGCGAACAGGTCGGCATCGATCTGCCTGCCTATTTCGCCGTAGAGCCGCATTGTGGCTTCTTTCGTGTCTTTGTTAACGATGTCTACATACTTGTTCATAGATTAAAAAATTCGTGTTCGTTCGTAATTGATTACAGGGGCAAAGGAAAAGGGATAAGGAAGCGGTTCAAAACGAAATTCCAAGGATGACAATTTTTATTCTCATCCTTGGAACTTTATTTTTCGCAAGTACTGTCGGACAGGAACTTTGCTGAAAAAAAGTACGCGAATATGAACGACAAAGAAGCTGCTTACATCCTGTTTAAAGAAGGCGTCTCCCAGCAGGAGATCGCCCGCATCCTGCAACGCTCCGAACAGACAATCACACGCTGGAAGAAGGACGGCGAATGGGACCAGAAGGCAACCGAGGACCTGATGGCCATGCAAACCATACACGAAGATACCCGCGACCTGGTACGCTATCAGTTGGCAACCCTGCGCAAACTGAAGGAACGATACATTAAAGAAGAAAAAGAGGGCGGAGAACCGCATCTGATCAGCAAGGGGGACATCGACGGAGCGCGCGACCTGTTCAACATGATCAAAGTCAAAGAGGCCGATTGGACAACCCTTGTACGGATTGTACGCCTGATCAATAAGTTCCTGAAAGACAACTACCCGACGCTGGCGCGGGATGTGGCCCCGGCGTTAAATGATTTTCTGAATGAACAGAGGGGAGGCGTACAATGAACCTGACGAAGACACTGACGCATAAGGAACAACGCGAATATGACGAATGGCTGAAAGAAATGCAGGAAACGGTGCGCCTCAAACCGATCGAGCAAGAAACCGAACAGCATCGGACAAAACGCATTGCTTCCCTGAAAAAAGACTTTACGAAGTTCTGCCGTTATTATTTTGAGGATTTCGAGCTGTCCCCCTTTGGCTGGTTCCATCTGAAAGCGGTGGACTATATTATCAAGAACAAAGACCTGATGTTGGTGTGTGAATGGCCGCGCGAACATGCCAAATCGGTTGTAATGGACATATTCGTTCCTCTGTTCCTCAAAGCCCGCGGAGAACTTACCGGGGTTGTGCTGGCTTCTGCCAATGAAGACAAGGCGGATGGCTTACTGGCAGACCTTCAGGAACAACTTATGTTTAACCAGCGATATATCGCCGATTACGGCATACAATACAAATCGGGGAAATGGGATACCGGGCATTTCGTGACGGCTGACGGGATCGGTTTCTGGGCGTTTGGCCGCGGGCAGTCGCCGCGCGGTATCCGCGAAGCTAACTTGCGTCCGAACTTTGGCGTGATTGATGATATCGACGATGCGGAAATCTGCAAGAATGAGAAGCGTGTAGATGAAGCTGTAGACTGGTGCATGGGCGACCTCTACGGCGGCATGCCAACTAAAGCCAGCCGCCTGATCGTATGCGGAAACCGTATCCATAAGCGGGGTATCCTTGCCAAGATAGTCGGTGACGTGGAAGAGGGCGATCCGGTAAAAGAAACGATCACCCACCTGAAAGTGTATGCCCTGGAGAACCCGCGCACCCATCAAATGGATTTGAGCGAGAAAGGCGTCCCCGCCTGGAAGGAAAACTATACCCGTGAGGAGATTTTCAAGAAAATGGATCGTATGGGGCGGCGTATCGCTCTGCGCGAACTCTTCCACCAACACATTGTTATCGGGCGGGTATTCCGTGAAGAGCACTTGCCATGGGCGGACCTGCCGCCGATCCAGAACTGCGAAAAGCTGATAACCTATTGCGATCCGTCGTATAAGGAGACGAAGAAAAACGACTTTAAAGCAATTGCCCTGATCGGCAAGAACGGTAAATACTTCGACATCTATAAAGTCTTCTGCCGCCAGTGCACTACCCCCGAAATGGTACGTGGGCATTACGACCTGGCGGAAGAGGTACCGGAGAACAAAACCTGCCCGCACTGGATGGAGGCCAACTTTATCCAGGATATCCACCTGAAGAAATACGACGAAGAAGCGGAGCTGCGCGGTTACAGCATCGCCATCCGGGGCGACAAGCGCAAGAAGCCGGAAAAGACAGAGCGCATCGAGGACCTTTCCGCCTATGCCGAACGCGGGCTGATCCGCTTCAACCGGGCAGAGAAGCATAGCCCGGACATGCAGGAATTGCGTAACCAATTCTTAGGTTTCCCGGATGCCGAGCACGACGACGGCCCGGATGCCGTAGAGGGTGGCGTTTATAAACTCAATAAACCGTCTATCGGCAAGAAAACAACCGCCCGCAGCGGCAAGTACAAACATAATTCAGCAAGGAGGGGATAACAATGATGAATTTCTTACAACAAAGCGACTACCGGACATTTATCAATCCGGAACTACTTAGCATGCTCCTGGCCGGGGATGTGGATAAACTCGAAGAGTCCGAAGGCTATGCATACGGCTTTATCATGTCCAATCTCGCGGCACGCTACAACATGCAGACCGAATTTTCCCGGTCCGGGGCAGCCCGCAACCAGACGCTTGTACGCTGGATGCTGTCGCTATCTGTCTATTTCCTGCACAATACGGTAGCCGATACGGATATCCCGGAACGTGTTGCCAAGAACTACGACGATGTGCGCCGTGAGATCGAGGCGGTTGCCAGCGGAAAAGCGGCAACCGATCTACTTCCGCTCCAGAAGGACGGGAAAGTAAAAACGCGGTTCCGGTGGGGTTCCAGCCCGAAGCGCAGTCATAACCCATTTGAATGAGACTGTTTAAACACTGTTTAAACGTCCGAAATTTAAACTTTAAGTAGTATGAAGACATCAACGTATATAAGAAACTTTTTTAACGCCGTGAAGGGCGCAAAACAAACCGGGCGCAAATCGAGGCTTTTAGCGAAGCAGCCTATCGACCGGGTAAAGATGGAAATCAGCAATCTGACCAAGGCGGTAGAAAACGCTCTCGATCCTGTGAACTCCGACCGGATCGACCTGCTGACCATGTATGAAAACTCATGGAAAGACAGTCAGGTGATAGCCGAGCGCGAAAAGGCGGAATCCTACCTGATCACCGAACCATTTGAAGTGTTGGAAGGCGAGACGATGAACAAAGAGAAAACCCGCCTTTTCGAACGCCCCTGGTTCACGCACTTTATCACCATTGCCATGTACACGGACTTTTGGGAGTACACCATTGCTGAGTTCCAAGAACAGGACGAAAAGGGGGAGTTCACCGATGTGAAAGTCTTCCCGCGTAAACACGTGCGTCCTTTCGAAAAGCAGATTGTCCTGAATCCTTCCGACCGGGAAGGAATTTCGTATGACGGCAAGGAATTTGATTTCTTCCTGTTGCCGCTGGGTGATCCTGACAATCCCGGCAAGTTAGAGAGCATCACGCGCGAAGTGATCTGGAAAACCTTTGCCCGGTCGGATTGGTCGGAATATAACGAACGGTTCGGCAAGCCGCTTTTAGACTTTGCTATCGATACCTCCAACGAAGAAGAGGTAAAAGAGAAAGAAGAGATGGCGAGCAATTTCGGTTCAAACGGCTGGATCATCCGCGATGTGGAAGAAGAGGTAAACATCGTACAAACGGCCAGCCGCGCCGGTGCGGAGAACTTCAAGGATATGGCGCTGTTCTGTGACGATCAGATCGCAAAATTGATGAACGGCCAGACCGGTACCAGTGACGAAAAGTCGTTTGTTGGGGCTGCCGAAGTACACGAACGTGTCCTGGACAAATTCACTGAAGGCCGCCTCAAACGCATCCAGGACATTGTCAATTACAAACTGTTCCCGTTCCTGCAATACCACGGTTACCCAATCACAGACAAAACATCCTTCAGTTTCCCGGTACTCAAACGTAAGGCGGAAGGTAATTCCGACATACCCCAGCAACCGAATAAACCGGAAGGGCAAGAAGAAACCGACGAAAAAAAAAACGACAACCGGCTGCCCGGCTGGCTTATGACTATGTAGGCAGCCTGATCCCGTTGCTCTCGCTTGCCGGATACCGGGATATAGACTTTAGCGAAAGCGTTGTCGACTTTATGCTGAAACGTCTGTTCAAAAAGAAACAGCCGGATGCGATATCGCCGGAGGTCTGGGAACATGAATACACCCAGATGGCGGAAGCTCTCACTGATGGTTACGGTAAGACCGGCGTTGAATGGGGCGGTACCGACTGGGCTTTCTTTCAAAATCTCCGGTATAACACTGCCGTATTCGATGCCTTCAAGTGCAACCGGGAGATAAAAGATGCCTGGAAGCTACTGATATGGGAAGACGGGACAGCCAAAACCTGGAAAGAGTTCCGGCGCGATGCCTTGCGTGTCTGCGAGATGTATAACCAACGCTGGCTACAAACAGAGTTTAACCAGGCGCATGCCGCCGCCAAAGCGGCGCGTCGGTGGCAGGACTGCGAACGAAACGCAGACCTGTACCCGAATCTCCGCTACATCGCTATCCAGGACGAACGTACCCGCGAATCGCACGCGGCACTGCACGATTGCGTGATCCCGATCGATCATCCGTTCTGGAATAAGTATTATCCGCCCAACGGTTGGAACTGCCGTTGCAGCGTGCAGCCGACCGATGATCCGGTCCGGATGCCGCCAGGTGTGCCGATTGTACCGGAGATGTTCCAGACGAACGTCGGTAAGACAGCACAGATATTCGATCTTTCCCATCCTTATTATAAAGGTATGACGGAAAAAGAAATAGACCGTCTGTATGCCTTTGTACGGCAAAATATCAGCCCGGCGGAAGAGATACGAAAATCATGGGATGAATATGTAGCTTTAGGTATGGAATGGCAAAAAGATTATTTCAACGGTACGAATGGTGGGTTCCTGGCAACGCATCAGGATCGCCGTAAAGCAGCGGAAGCAAGTAAGAACGAACGGCTTAAATATGAAAAGGAAGAAGTTATGTGTCGTACTTTTGCCCGTGCCGGTTACCGGGTGGAACATCAGGCAGAACAACCCGGTGTCTCTTCTCCGGATATCCTAATCGATGGATTGAAGGCTGATCTTAAACGTGTATCGAGCCATAACAATGTCGTGAAATATGCCCGCAAAGCCGTAGAAAAGCAGGGAGCCGAATGTGTATTATTCCAGATAGACAGTATGACCGAACAGATGCGTAACGAATTGAATGCGCTTAAACGAAGGAATATCAAGGTACTTTATTTTGTTACCGGAGAAGAAAAGCTGATTCATACCCTCTAAAAATACATCGCCCCGACATTGAGGCCGGGGCGGACTGGTACGAGCCGCCCGAAGCGTAACACGTCCCTGTCTTCAGGAGTACTGAAGCATGCAACAAAGATACAAGTATAAATATTAAAATCAAATAGATGAACGAAAATATTACTGGCCCTACCGAGGCTTTTATCAGCGCCTTTCAGAAGTTCCTGCAAGACGATGCCCTTAGGATCGTGGAGACTGAAGCCCTGAACCATTTCCAGAACAGTTTCGTCAATCAAGGTTTTACTGACAAAAGCCTGGTAAAATGGCCTAAAAGGAAGATTCCCCGGCGGAACGGCAAGCCGATTACCGGTAAGACGCTCGAAAAGTGGAAAGCTAAGAACGAAGGCCGCGCCCTCCTGATCTCGCATGCGAGCGACACGAAAGGGACACACATGGCTAACAGTCTTGTCGGCGAAAGGGAACCCGGAAAGGTTACGATCATTGTAGACAAGCCCTACGCACAGGTACACAATGAAGGATTGCAGGCAGGACGCCCTCCGGGCTTTACGATGCCACAACGCCAGTTCGTTGGGCCATCCGAACAACTGGAGCAAAAAATACAGGCTAAGTTTGAAAAGGAAATAGATAAACTAATTAAAAAAATCTGATTATGCTTTACGAAACATTTGATTCCGTCCGGGGGCTGTTGAAAGCGATCCCACAGTTAAAAACAATACAATGGTATAACGCGCAGTACGATGGTGTCATCTACGTGTCGCCGGTAGCCTTCGTCGAGTTCCCGGAGCGCATCCCGCTGGATCAGGTTGCCGGCTCTGTCAGTCGCGCCGACTTCGCCCTGCGCATACACATCGTTAGCGCCTGCACAGCCGCACAGGACGGCTCCATCAGTGACAACGTCATACAAGACCACGAAGCGATCGCCAGCCAGGTCCAGGATATCCTTCAGGGCAAACAAATCCGGATGGTGGGAAGCACGTCGACCAGCCTTGTTCCTTCCGGCTGGCAGCACTATCATAAATATAAAGGATGGATGGTGACCTTTGTCGATTTCAAAGGGATGGCGATACTGGATTAAAACAGGGACAACTGGCGTTTATCCTCTTCTTTCCGTTTCCGGCCGAACTTCAATTCATGTTTGGCCGGGTAGGAAAGCCAGCGGTTGAAGGTGGAATAAGAGATTACGAACATGTCCTTAATGATGTGCTCATATACATACAGCTGTGTGACACCATGCTTTTTATGTTCCAGCACGATGTCCTGTACCCTTACCATCTTGATCAATGTATTTCTGTTTGTATACGGCATAACCAAAACGAACTAACCTTAACGACGAACTAATCACAAAATAAAGGTCATAACCAATACCACACAAACATTTTGTTACTTTTCTTTATTTAAGCGGCTTTTTATCAAAAATAAACCCGAAGATTTAAACCTTCGGGTTATATAAATCAATGGAAAAACATATTCCCAGCCAGAACCGCTGCATTTTCTTCTTTTGTCAAGCCGATATAGTGCATAAATGCCGCTTCCGTTTTATGACCTGTAATTTTCATAATACGCAAAGCAGGAATCCCAGCCAAAAACATGTTTGTCGCAGCACTTCGACGTCCGGAATGAGAACCTATGCGTGTCCATTTCTCAACCATTAAAGAAACGCGTTCCAATCCTATTGTCCGTTCGTAAGGAACAGGCTGATTAATACCAGCCTTGCGACAAACGTTTTTAACAACCTTATTAAATTGTTGAATGCAGGGGCATTTCGGCAGGTTATAATTGTATTTGCGAAGAATCTCACGTACAAACTTCGACTGTGGAATAATAACAAGCGTTCCGGTTTTTTGTGTCTTGATCTGAATAACGTTGTCAATAAAGTTTTTTTCGGTCAGTCGGGAAAAATCAGAGAAGCGCAGGGCCGTCATACAGGCTACAACAAATAAATCACGTACAACGATTTCTGATTTTGTCAGCTTATCAAATACATATAGGCGTGTGATCTCATCACGATCCAGGGTAACAACATCATGTTCATCCTCTTTTACGCTGATATCCGAGTAAGTAAAATCAATATCATACCCACTATAGGAAGCCATTTTTATCAATGTCTTGATCCTTACCAAATGATTACAAACTGTTGAACTCATCAGCTTAGCTGTAGCTTGTAAGTAGTAAACAAAATTGTCCATCATTTCCATTCCGAGTTGATAAGTAAAAGGAGAGAGATTGTTCAGTTTACAAAACTTGATGAAATGCCGAAGCGCATCCCGATAGGCCTTCTTTGCCTTTTCCGTTTTGTGACATTTAGAGAGGTATTCTGTCGCAAAATCGCAGAAAAGAATACCTTTAGAATTCTGGTTAACAGACAACCGATTTGTGTAGGACGGATATCGGTTTGTTGCAAGGTTAAAAATTTGTGCACTCATAGTTGTAATTGTTTTAAGATTAAGTCCTACCTTTGTAGAACACAGGTTAAATACTACTTATACGGCGTTCAAATACCGTGTGAGAGTTTACAGAAGCCGTCCGGATGCCCCCAGGCGGCTTCGCTGTTCTATTCAAATGGTTCACTATTTTCGTGATATGAATTATTTCTCACTCTCTTCAATTGCTTCGAAAATCTCATACATCACCTGCGGAACTATCGCGTTTCCGTATCCTTTGATTGATCCTGTACACCAGGCTGTGATAGAAATGGTAAGACACACCACATCAAAGGGAAGCCCATCATTTCCTCGACAAACAGGGGATTGAGTCGGGAAGTTTCGCCAGTTACGTTTGCTATATAAGTCTGTAAGTCTGGTGAACCTTCCCCATGTTTGCAAGGCGTTTTCCAACTGTTTGCTTTTGGTGTAGGGAGCATACCGTTCATTGCTAATGCAGTCAATGCTGTCCCCATCTGACTGTTGGGATTGTATTTCTTGCTGTACTTGTCCGCTTCCCTTGCATTTGGAGTCGGGAGCAATCCTTTCTTTGCAAGTTCGTTCAGTGTGACACCAAAACCGTTCCCGTTGCCTTTTTCTTGTTTCACTTTCTCTCGTCTCGCATCCAGTCGTTCCATATCCTGATCGCCCGGCATCATGGCCGTTGGGGTTGGTAATAAACTCAGGTCGATAAACTCTGTTTTTCCCTTCGCGTTGCATACTTTCAGTCCCTGAGTCTGAACGGTAGGCAATAAAGAATACCCGATCTCTCCGGTGTGGCGCTTCGACGGAACAAGCCGGAATAACAACCGGCTGGACGGAATATCCTTCTTGCTCAATATCTCGGCAGACGGTTTCGACAACGTATTCTTGTTCGAGTATCGTTTCCTTGTCAGCCTCTTCAAATAAAGAGGCTTGACTTTCCACTGTAATTTCACTGCCGGGTTGTACCATACTAAGGATTCCACCAACGTTTTCACCAACAATCCAAGTGGGTCGTATCTCTCGTATTGCGCGAAGCATTTCCGGCCAGAGATAGCGGTCATCTTCCTGTCCTTTTCGCTGTCCGGCGACGCTGAACGGCTGGCAGGGGAATCCCCCGGTGAGTATATCGATCTTTCCCCGCCAGGGCGTGAAGTCTGTTTCTTTAATGTTTCCATATCCTTTTGATTTCGGGAACCAGTAGCTTAATACTGTCCGGGGGAAGTCGTCTATCTCACACCAGAAAGCATTATCCCAGCCCATCCATGTAGCAGCAAGATCGGCGGCTCCAAAACCGGAAAATAGAGAGGCGTGTACTTTTCCCATTTGATTCAGTTCTTTTTAGTTATGATTCATAATCAGCTTCCCATTCTACCGTGATGGTAGCTTTTACTTTCTTTGTCCCATCGCAAAGGTCGCAAGGGATGAAGACGTGTTCGTTGCGGCCAGTTTCGCTCAGAAAGCCGCCCTGGCCGTTGCAACGGGGGCATGGGACATTGCTGATATGTTTTGTTTCCGTCCTTGTGCCATACCGATCCGGCTCGATATCCAATATATATTTCAGTTCGCTCATTGTTTGCTTCGTTTTAATCTTACATACTCACTGTTAATCCATAATAACCCGTTCTTGTCTTCGATGGCTATTTCACGGGCACGAAGGTCTACCGATACAACATCGGTCTGTAGGTTGCCGATGGCGATCCGCATTCCAGATCGCCATTCGATTGTGTCAAACTCAGTTGCTGTCATCTTTCTTTTCTTCTTCGGGGGCAGTGTACGGGAAGACATCCATGAGTGCTGTTTCTTCAATTCCGATAACCGTATAGTCGGCCAAGGTATCTTTCATACCTTCTTCGAAATTGTCAAGAGCTTCTTTCAAGCCAGAAGCCTGTACCAGCATTTTAGCGGGTGTACGTTTTTCGGCACCGCTCTTCTCATCCAACGTAATGAAATAGATACGGACCTTATAAAAACGATCGCCGTTATCATTAAAGAATGTTTCTGAAAAATGCGCCCGCTTTATATCTGCAATAGTAAATTCACCGGAAATGAACGGTTTTATCTCTTCTGTTATCCGGGCTTCCGCTTCGGTATATGATAAAGCGTCAACCAGGTAGGGTTCTGTTACTTTCTTTTGCATTCCATTCTCCAGCACTTTTTCGAAGGAGACTTTACATGTAAACCAGTTGTGCATCATAATGATTTGTTATTTAAATAATGTAGGTTCTTTAGATTCTTTGATGTATTCCAGGACTATGTAGTCCATCAGTTGAGTATCCCAGTTGATTCCGGGGCGGTTCTTGTAGCAATCTTTGAGCAAGCGACGCAGTTCATCCGGCGACATGTCCGCATCCAGCTTTGCCACCGTTGGATTTATTTGATCCAACCGGATCGATGCGACTCCCATTATTTTTGCATTACCCTTCCATATCCCTTTCAGGTATATTTGCTTGATCGCCCCAACAGCGTTCTTTGTCGGTGCATGCAGGCGGATCGTGGTAAAGCAGTTACAATTCAATTTGTTGTTGTAGTTCTCATCAAACTCCATTCGTTCGTCCATAACGCGATAATATTTGCCATTTGACATTTTACAGTGAAAACAATAAATCATCCACTTATCTTCCTTTTTATCTACCCGGCACACTGTATACCTGAAGCCACAGGGACAGACGTATATCCAGCGACCGGGGGTGAGAGTTGTGGATTTTACTTTAATCCGTGACATCAGTCGATTGCGCTCATCGAAAGAGGCAGGGCACGTTCCTTCCCGTTCTCATCACGCAGGACAACTTCGATAAATTGGCAGGTCGGTACTGGGCGATAGGCGTCTTTGATGATGCGGATGCCGTCCAGAAATTCGACATCTCCAGACTTTTCCGCCAAACGTTCCAGTTCCAGCACCTTTTGCGCCTTCAGGTTGCCTTTGCGGTCCTTAGCCAGCAGGTTCATGATCGTGTCGACCAAAGCGGCGCTCTCTTCGTCTTTGGCGAGCGTGTGGAGGTAGGCTTTTACCTTTTCCACCCCAACGTTTACGGTGTCGTCCCAGCCTTCATTTACGCGGTTGCCGATACGGATCGTCTTGCTGCCATCGGACGTGGAGAGCGTGTCACTCTTTCGGTCGCTTTTGACGTTGAACAGTTCGTTCTTCATCTGGATGATAGTTGCGCTCGATGCGAATATATCAGCCTTGGCATCCATCATGATAGATGACACATTCTGCAGTTTTTTGACCGTTTCTTCGACCCAACCATCCACAAGCGACTTGTAGTTCTCGCGTTCCTTCTGTACACGTGCCTTTTCGGCTTTCTCTTCTGCTTCAAGCTGCCGGCGCAGTTCGGCTTTTTGCTCTTTTGATAAGTCTTCGATGTTCATACTGTTTGATTTTTAAATGATTTATTACGTTTGTTGATATTGTTCAATCTGCTCCATTCATCCCGGAGTATGTTCAGATCATGTTCTAATTTGTCAATCTCTTCGCTCCATTCATTCAGGAGCCTGCGTTGTGCCGTCATATCCTGCCAGGGACGCGAGATCATTGTCTCTGTCAGGAAGTCGCTGTCTGACGTTAGCACCTCAATCCGCCGTTTTAAGCGGTTTGCCCGTACCTCTATGTCTGAGAGGCGCTGGGCGATAGGGATTACTGCCATATCAATAGTCTATTGTTTTCTCTCCGGTAATTCGTACTATTTTTAATTCTAAAGTCCTTACTTCTCTGTTCAACTTCTCATTACCAGGATCAAAAGCCAATTGATCATACAGTATATCCAGCTCTTTCTCCAACTGTAATATTTCTTTTTTCTGAGCAGCTGTGAGGAGTTTTTTATCTTGCTTGATTCTGACCATTTTAATTTTTAAAGGCCGTAGCCTGTTCTTTTTGTTGCTTTTTCCGAATATTGTCACAATATGAACAGACTGCCTTAAAGAGGTCTGGGAGTTCGTTCAAGGGAATAGCCGGAAGTATTCGTCCCCGGCTGATCGGGAGGCAACGAATGTGCCGGTTTGCATCATCATATCCGTTTATTGTACTAACGCCTATTCGGGAAAGTTGCTTGAAAATCCGGTGATACCACTCTTTACGAATCGCTTTCTCGTTAAGTTCTGCTTTAAGATGGTCTGTATCGGTGGACACATTGACCTGTCTTTTCAGATCGGCGAGCAGTTCATCATATTCCATATCGGTGAGTTCCGAAAGGCTGACACGTCGTCCATGGGCTGTCCCGTATTTACCAATCAAGTAACTTTCGATCACGCCGCCTTTGATTGTTTCGACTTCTGCAGGATCGTATCCGGAGAGACGTTTCAAATAGCCGTAAAACAATCCGGTGTTACGGCTTCTATAGGTGCGTTTTTTTGTTGTCATATCATTGATGATTAAATGTTTTCCAAACTGAATTTTTCATATCCATCTTTCCATATAATGTATGGCTCTCCACCACCATATCGGCTAACCGGTTCTGCTCGATATCCCTGAACGAAAATTTTGATATTGCTGTCAAATCTTACCTTTTTAGCAACACGCCCTTCCGGATTTTTACCGTCAGCATGGCTTATATAGATAAAGAGTTTGTTAGGGAACTGCTCTTTCAGCTGCTTGTACTCTTCGTAATTCATTCCTGTATATTGGAGAGAATCGATGCAGATAATGTTCGGACTTTTCTGTTGCTTAAGCCGTTTGACGAGTTCACCGATAGGTTCTTTATCCAAAACGATAAATTTGCGTCGGGCTTCCATCATATTTGTTTCTTGAAGGGCTTTCATCAAAGAAGCACTGACCCCTTCTTCCAGGCTATTGTAAGCTACACGTCCGAAATTGCAGAGATACTTACAGAGTTGCAGCGCGAAACGTGTTTTCCCGTTACCGGAATTCCCCCACACGATCCATGATCCGGTCAGCTCCGGACATCCCAAAGCCGCCAGCCATTCCCCATCAAAGGGAAGCATCTTGAACTTTGTCTTCAATACCTGTTCTACGCTTGCTGCTCTTGCCATCTCAACCCTCCGCATTCTGTTTAGTGATTTCCGTATGTACGCGGCGCAATGATCCGCTTGTTGCTGCATACATTTTGGCAGGAGGCAGTTTGGAGCCATTAACATTGGCGATCAAAGCAACTTGAGCCATCGCAAATTCCTTATAATCCTGTGCACCTTCTGGAGTAATACGTTGGTAACGTTGACCGTAACGCGAAAATATCTCTTCATATCCCACTTTCTTACGTTCAATCATAGTATCAATCTTATGTTTGAGTGCATTGGCCCCCATCATATACCAGCCACAGGTATATTCTGTAGCATTCCAAAGCCCTTTAAGTTCGAGAAAGGCACTATATTCCAAATCGCCCGCTTCATCTAATACGATCAACGGATTAGAGATACCCTTCAGGTAAAATACCAAGTCTGCATATACATCGGTATAACGTCCACGGCAGTCAACCCCGAATTCTTTGGCAATGGCCCGGATCAGCTTCGTTTTGCATTTAACCTGACTGCAATCGATGTAGACTGAATTCGGATGTTCCCTCACGTAACATTTGGCTGCAAAACTTTTCCCGATATCAGCTCGGTCGCAAAGCAAACCGGAGATGGAGTTCTGCTGACAGGCTTTCAATTGTTCGGTAACATATACATAAACAGGAGTTTCAGCACGCATCCAGGTCGTTTGTCCTCCGATAGCAACATCCAGGATACGGGCGATCGACACCCAGCGGGCATTGTCGAGCACACGTTCAGTCTCTCCGTTCATGACACGGCTCAACACGCTTTTGTTGATACCTAACTTCATCGCATATTTAGCAGCGCTTGGATACATGGTACTGCGCTCGCGGATGGCAGTTGCAATTTTGTTTTTAATCTCTGTTGTGATCATATTTCAATACTGTTTAATTATCGTTTAAAGACTTGATTTTGCAAGTTGACGGGCAGAAGCCAGATAGCTTTCGACGTCAAATTCCAGTTCTTCCTCTTGGGTGTTTGATTCAATGGGGGAAGGTGAAGAAACCACCTCTGGAATAATCTGTTCATTCGGGATAATGGTCACTTTAGAAAGGTTGTTTTTCCCGTCCTTAACCATTTTGTCGAATTTAGAAACATACTTAGCCTGTTCCGTGTAGGATTGATAATCCTGTTCAGTCTGTTCGGCAGTTGCTTCGTTATAAGGAGACACCAATGGACAGGAGTCGATATACATGCCGTTCTGGAAGATGTAGACTTCCCGGATATCGTCGGAAGGCATATAGTAGGCGTCTACTTCGTAGCTGTTCGGCATCAGATTCTCTAACACATAAGGAGAAGAAAGCCGATAGTCCTGATATTGCACGCGGACATACATGTTGCGTTTGACACTTGTGCGTGTGCATTCGCCAATATAGCGAGTCAGCATTACCGGGTCAATCTGTGCCATGTGGGGGTTCTTATGTTCTAACAGTACCTGAAGACGGGTTTTTCCCGGATATTTCTTCTGGTTACGGTGTAGGTCATTGTTGTACTTTTCGATGATATCCAGATCATCGGCAACCAGCTCCTCGAATGAATAAGTTGCTTCTTTATAATTATTGTTATCTTCATCAAATATCTTCTCCGTTTTGGGCCGGTTGGCTTCCAGGCGTGCATAGAAACGACCTATGCCTTCCTGGTATTTCTTTTCGTACCCATATTTCTTCTCTCGGTTAAAATGTTCAGCACGCTTCTCTTGGGAGTTACCGGGGTTACACCAACGAACGAACGGGAAAAGGATACCGGCACGCATCATATCATCAGAAAATTGGCTGACGAGATGATGTTCTACTTCTACCTCCATCGGCATACCGATATGATAAGAGTTGATAAACCGGAACATGTCGCGGACACAATCTACAAACAATTCAGTTGTCTTTTTCCGACTATAGGACCGCCCGATCACACAACCCGAAGCTACATCATAAGCATAATACGCTTTGACACGCGTTCCATCGTGCATTTTACGTGGCAGGTCGCGGTCGTCCATAGATATTTTACTAAAGCTGAATTCTGGGCTTTTCCGGATATGATGCGGACGGTGTATGGCCATATAATCCAATGTGCCCATACGAACTTTATCCACGATTGTTCGATTCTTCGGATCGTTCAAAATATTCCAGACAGTGGACTCCGAAATAACGATCGGGCAACCCTTATCGTCATAGAAATCATTACGGTCAAAAATTTCACCCGTGTGGATATCCGCCACCGTAATCATACCGGCAAGGAATTGCAGGTACATTTCGTGTGTGCTGGTTGCATACGGCTTATTAGGCATGATATAGAGAGAAAGGATCATCCGTTCGATCAGTTCGTTTACTTTCCTGCTGTTATTGTTGCCGAACTTTCCGCTGATTAAGACAGAATAGCCGTCCTTCACATAATTCCTGTATTTATCTTTGAGTCGGATCGGGTTCTCCGGAAGAGTGTGGCCTAATTTTGCTTTCAAGCGTCCAAGCGTTTCTGCGGAAGCGTTCCAGAAGCCTGTTGTTTTGCCACCTGTTACGCCCCTGGCAGCTTTTTTGTCGGCCAGGACCTCAGATAGGGCGTTCAAAACAGAAGCATTCATACAATATTCCGTAATCTTTTCATCCGGTAGCTGTTTGCCTGTCACTGTGCGGTAACCGGAAAAAAATGCCATTGCCGACGGGTCAGGCACGATCCGATCTTCAAACGTTTTGCGTGGTGCCACTTTCTTGGGATCTCCCAGCACTTCTATCACCCGGTTATAGAAACGGGACGGAAGGCTTTCAATAGCGATTAGGGCTGGCGTATTACGACAGGCACGGTTTACAACATGTATCTGTTTACGCGCTCGCAATTGTTTATAATAGCTTTCTGAAAGTATACCTGTTTGTACAAGCTCTTGCGCCTCCACACATAATATGTTACCATAGTATTCCATAAGAAGTCATATTTCATTTTTTTGCTCCCGGAAGCGGATTCGAACCGCTGACCATATCGCCTGAATTACCAGTTTCGACTGTTCTACCTGCCTGAACTATCCGGGTCCCACCCTCGTACCGCGGGCCGCGTACCGATCTAAACCTAAACCAATCTTTACCTAAAAACACCTTCGATTGTTTATCCTTCGTCCGACAACCAATTGATAAAACGATTGAAGTCCTTTTGTGAACGTGTCGGTATGTTCAGGATCAGGATACACCAAGCGGCGACCGTGGCCAGCATAGCCCATACCTGCCAGGGAATATCTGTCCCACTATCCATACACCACTCGATCGTCTGATAGGCAGCCAGCGTGAAAAACGCCATCAGCAACCACATCAAGAAAACTACGACAAACGCCAATATTCTGATCACCTTCATACCAAACCCTCCTGATACCATGATTCAACAGCCAGGTCAGCATCCAGCTTTCGCACTTCTAACCCGTTTTCCATCATCAATTCATACACCATGTCAACCAGTGTACCTTTGTCCATCCGTGCCGAATAATCAGCCCCGTACACTCCCATAATCGTCCATATCGCCTGCTGTGCGCTATATTTCACAGCCTCCCGTGCCCGCTTCTTGCACTCCCGCCAATCTTTACAGTCTCGTACCATATTTTTAATTCTTAATTATTAATTATTCATTCTCAAAGCCCCGCCTCCGGTCTCGCTCCGGCATCTGCAAGTCGTTAACTTTCTTGGCGGGATAGTCAAGGGTTTCGGTTAATTTGCCTATCTTTAGGCGGTCAAACATAAAATTCAAATATCATGTTGCCAATGTTCGTTCTTACAGTCGATGTTATAGCAAAAGACATCACCATTTCCGAGAAGCTATTTCGAGAGCAAGTTGATCCGAGTCTATCTCACCTTGATTCGTTAAAGGGAGCATTCGACCGTTCTCCAAGCACAATAACTTATTATCCACCGTGCGAACGAGATGGAAAACCAGAAGGTTGGTCTGCGAGAGGGGTTGTGCTAATTTCTGTCGGCAAGATTCGTGGTGGAGCACTGCTTTACCTTTACGAGGCGATTGCTCGACTAATTGAGTTTGAGTTACCCAATTACGAGATTCGTTATGACAGAAGTGTATTTGAGCAGGATTAATCCTCTGATTGAACTGTGCAAAAAAAGAGTCTACAGGTAATGCTCTCGTCATTTCGATGGCATTGTTTTTTCGTCTTGTTTCCATATTGAATACTGTTTAAATGTTGATTACTCTTTGAGTGTACGGATCACATCCCCTTTCGCATCCAGAACCTTGACTGCTTTTTTAAGCTCATCAGTCACATCGATGATCTGTACCAGTGTTCCACCGTTAATGAGTGCCGCTTCCCTGATCTTTTCAGCTTTCAGGCTATTCCGCTTGTAAAGCAATGCCTGACTCACATTCTGGATACTCACGCCAAATGTTTTAGCGATTTCTGCCTTCTTTTTGGCACCCAACTCAATTTTCCGTCTTGTTTTTTTTGTCATATCTTCAATCTATTTAATTAATTGCCTAACTTTAGCGCGTGTTTCATTGTAACACGGTGCAATATTAGTAGTAAATATTCTAATATGCAAGTAAAATACAAGTAAATTTACTATTAAAATTATGGGCGTAGTACAGAGATTAAATCAATTCATTGAAAAAAAAGGGATTAGCAAGTATAAGTTTTATCAAAAAACAGGCCTTTCTAATGGAGCATTGGACAAAGGAGAGAATCTTGGAAGTGATAAATGTGAGAAAATATACTACGCCTTCCCTGATATTAACATTGTATGGCTTCTAACCGGTCGTGGTGAGATGCTAATCAATGAGAAATCTGATGTCGTAACGCCTCAGCCAGCAGATAAATCTGTTGAAGCAGTCGTGTACTATAATATGTATAAAGAGAAAGAAGCTAAAGTAGAAGCCCAAGCCGAGCTGATTGGCGAATTGAAGCAAACGATCCGTCAATTAGAGGAACAAGTATTGGGGTTGCAAAATATCCGTTCGGATACGGCTCAGCCCTCCGCTGGATCAGCCAGGACCCGCAAAAGCGGTGTTGCGGGATCGGAAGGTGTCCAGTTTGCGGAGCAGTCTGGATTTGTAGGAGTTAAATAGAATATTAACCGGCTAAAGCCAATAAATAGATACAAAATTATGTCAGAAAAGAAAACAACATCTCCCGCGCCAAAGCGAACTACTCCTAATTTTCAGACGGAGCATGTAGTAAACAAGGGGGAGCTTCCTCGTATGGAACACGCGATTAAAGAGAGAACTTCGCAAACAAAGAAGTAA